ATTCTTTTTTCATCCCTATGGAGTGGAACTACGAAGGATTCATGGATACTTTTGGACTGCCTGTATTCACTACGCCGAAAAATAAAAAAATCGGAAGAGATGGTTTTGAAATTAAAGTCGGAGTAATAGAACATTGGGAAAATGAGGTAGAAGGATTAAAGCACGATCAAGATAGTTTAAACGAATATTATAGACAGTTTCCAAGAACAGAGCAACATGCTTTTAGAGATGAAACTAAAAACAGTATATTTAACTTAACTAAAATATACGAACAAATAGATTATAACGAAGAGTTTAATAATTTATCAACTATAACAAAAGGTAGTTTTGTTTGGCAAAATGGTATTAAAGATACAAAAGTAAGTTTTATACCTAACAAAGACGGTAGATTTAAAGTTTCTTGGATACCATCTAAAAATTTACAAAACAAAGTAATATTAAAAAACGGTGTTAAATATCCTGGAAATGAACACGTTGGAGCATTTGGTCTCGATAGTTATGATATTTCTGGTACTGTTGATGGTAAAGGATCTAACGGATCTCTTCATGGACTGACTAAGTTTTCTATGGAAAACGCTCCGCCAAATCATTTCTTTTTAGAGTATATAGCTAGACCACAAACTGCTGAAATATTTTTTGAAGAAGTTTTAATGGCTTTAGTTTTTTACGGTATGCCAATACTTGCTGAAAATAACAAGCCAAGGTTTTTATATTATTTAAAAAGAAGAGGTTATAGAGGTTTTAGTATGAATAGACCAGATAGAGTTTGGAACAAGTTATCTACAACTGAAAAAGAAATAGGTGGTATACCAAACACTAGCGAAGATATTAAGCAAGCGCATGCAGCTGCTATTGAGTCTTATATAGAAGAATACGTTGGTAATTTAGAAAACTCTATAGGTGATATGTATCATCAAAAAACATTAGAAGACTGGGCTAAATTCGACATTAACAATAGAACAAAGCATGATGCTTCTATTAGTTCTGGATTAGCTATAATGGCCTGTAATAAAAACAGGTATATTCCAGTTGCAAAAAGACAAACAAAATCAATGTACTTAGGCATTAAAAAATATGATAACAGTGGTTATATTTCAAAAATAAATAAATGATAAATACTAATTATAACAGTTCATTTCCTGATCAAGTTGTTTCAGATGCCGAAAAAGCTACTTTAGAATATGGTTTACAAGTGGCTAGAGCTATTGAAGGTGAGTGGTTTAGAAATGATAGAAGCACTTACGATCGTTTCAATACTAACTATAACAACTTTCATAGACTTAGATTATATGCTAGAGGTGAACAGCCTATACAAAAATATAAAGATGAACTTTCTATAAATGGTGATTTATCTTATTTAAATCTAGACTGGAAGCCAGTTCCTGTTATACCTAAATTTGTTGACATCGTTGTAAACGGTATGTCTCAAAGAAACTATGAAATAAAAGCTTTTGCTCAAGATCCTAAATCAATATTAAAAAGAACTAAATATGCTGAAGGTATACAGTTTGATATGATGCAAAAAGATGTTATAAATAACATTAAAAGGCTTACTGGTATGGACATTGCTAAAACAGGCAAGATCGGTTTACAAATGGAAAGCGATGATGATATACAGCTTCACATGCAAATGGATTATAAAGAATCTATTGAAATAGCAGAAGAAGAAGTTATTAACAATGTTTTAGCTAATAATAAATACGATTTAGTAAGAAGAAGATTAAACCAAGATTTAACTATATTAGGAATAGCAGCTGTAAAAACATGTTTTAATAGATCAGAAGGCGTTACAGTTGATTACGTAGATCCATCTAGTTTAGTTTATTCTTATACTGAAGATCCAAACTTTGAAGATTTATATTATGTAGGTGAAGTAAAATCAATTAGTTTACCTGAAATTAAAAAACAATTTCCTTATTTAACCGCAGAAGATTTAAAAGAAATACAAAAATACCCTGGTAATCAAAATTATACTAGAAACTACGGTGGCACTTACAATGACGATGTTTACCAAGTTTTATATTTTGAATACAAGACTTATACTAATCAGGTATTTAAAATAAAACAAACATCTTCTGGACTTGAAAAAGCTTTAGAAAAAACAGATAACTTTAATCCACCTGAAAACGAGTCGTTTAAAAAAGCATTTAGATCAATAGAAGTTTTATACAGCGGAGCTAAAATACTAGGTAATAATAAAATGTTAAAGTGGGAGCTTTGTGAAAATATGACAAGGCCAAATTCTAATACTGTTAAAGTTAACATGAACTACAATATAGTAGCTCCAAGACTTTACAAAGGTAGAATAGAATCTGTAGTTAGTAGAATAACTGGATTTGCAGATATGATACAGCTAACTCATTTAAAACTTCAACAGGTAATGTCAAGAGTAGTACCTGATGGTGTTTATATGGATATAGATGGTTTAGCAGAGGTAGATCTTGGTAATGGAACTAACTATAACCCTGCTGAAGCTTTAAACATGTATTTTCAAACTGGTAGTATTGTTGGTCGTTCTATGACTCAAGACGGTGGTATGAATCCAGGAAAAGTTCCAATACAAGAACTTTCTACTTCAAATGGTATGGGTAAGATACAGTCTCTTATACAAACTTATGAGTATTATTTAAAGATGATAAGAGATGTAACCGGATTAAATGAGGCTAGAGATGGTACACTTCCAGATAAACAGTCTTTGGTTGGTTTACAAAAATTAGCCGCTGCTAGCTCTAATGTTGCCACTAGACATATACTACAAGCTAGCTTATACTTAACTCTTAGAACTTGTGAAAATATATCACTTAGAATAGCTGACGCTTTAATGTTTCCTTTAACAAAAGAAAGTTTAAAATCTAGTATATCAAGATATAATGTAGGAACTTTAGATGAGCTTTCAACAGTTAATATGCATGACTTTGGTATATTTCTAGAGTTAGAGCCAGATGAAGAAGAAAAACAAGTTCTTGAGCAAAACATACAAATAGCTTTAAAATCAAATCAAATAGACCTTGAAGACGCTATAGATATAAGACAAGTTAACAACTTAAAGTTAGCTAATCAAATGCTTAAAAAGCGTAGAAAAGATAAACAAGCTAAAGATCAACAAGCACAGCAAGCTAATATACAAGCTCAAGCAGATGCAAATGCTAAGTCAGCGGAAAGAGCAGCTTTAGCAGAATCTCAAAAACAACAAATAATAACTGAGCAAAAAATACAACTTGAAAAAGCTAAATCTGATTTTGAAATACAAAAAATGGAAAGAGAAGCTCAAGTTAAAACGCAGTTAATGGAGCAAGAGTTTAACTACAATATGCAGTTAGCTAAAGCTCAAGGTCAAGCTAAAAGACAAGCTGAAGAGTTTAAAGAAGATCGTAAAGACGAAAGAACTAAAATACAAGCTACTCAACAATCAGAATTAATAGATCAAAGAAAAAATGATTTATTACCTAAAAATTTTGAATCTGCTGGAAACGATACATTAGGTGGATTTGGACTAGAGCAATTTGGCCCTAGATAATTATTAACTATTATATTATATTATGTCAGAAGTAAAAAAAGAAGGTGAATTTAAAATAAAAAAGAAACCTGGTAGACCAAGAAAACTAAACAAAAAAGATGAACCTATAAAAGTGGATTTATCTAAAAAAGAAGAAGAAAAAAAAGAAAATGCCGTTCAAGAGCAAACAACAGATGAAGTACTTGTTCGCAACGAATCCCCAATTAGCGAAGAAGTTTCTAAAGAAAACGTCGAGCAAACAACTGAAAAACCTACCGAAGAGAAAGAAGAAGTAAAATCTCCTATACAAGAAATAACAGGACAAGAGCAAGAGGTTAAAGAAGAAAAAACAGAAGAACCAGTTATAGAAACTAAACAACAAGAAGTAAACTTACCGGAAAATATAGAAAAACTAGTTAAGTTTATGGAGGAAACAGGTGGAACTGTTGAAGACTACGTTAGGTTAAATGCAGATTATTCAAATGTAGACGACGATACTTTATTAAGAGAATATTATAAAAGAACTAAGCCACATTTAAATTCAGAAGAAATTAGCTTTATAATGGAAGATAATTTTTCTTTTGATGAAGAAGTGGATGAAGAGCGAGATATAAGAAAAAAGAAGCTCGCTTTTAAAGAAGAAATTGCTAAAGCCAAAAACTTTTTGGAAGAAACAAAGAGTAAATATTACGACGAGATCAAGTTGAGACCGGGCGTTACTCAAGAACAACAAAAAGCTGTTGACTTTTTCAATAGATATAACAAAGAACAAAAAATGGTTCAAGAGCAACACAATAGATTTAAATCTAATACTAAAAATTTCTTTAACAAAGAATTCAAAGGTTTTGAATTTAACTTAAGTGAAAAGAAATTTAGATATGGAGTTAGTGATAAAGATTCTGTTGCTAATAATCAATCAGATCTTACAAACCTAATCGGGAAGTTCTTAGATAACAAAGGTGAAGTTAAAGATTTTAAAGGTTATCATAAAGCTATTTATGCAGCACAAAATGCAGATACTATAGCAAATCATTTTTATGAGCAAGGTAAAGCCGATGCTATTAAAGATATGATGGCTAAATCTAAAAATATAGATAACAAACCAAGAGCTACGTCTACTGGTGATGTTTATATTAATGGGTTAAAAGTAAAAGCAATAAGTGGTGCAAATAGTTCTAAGTTAAAAATAAAATCAATAAAAAAATAACTTAAAAACAATAAATTATGGGTTTTTTAGACACGGGAAATGCTAATGCTGCTTTTCCTCCAAGTTTAATTCCAGCCGGTAAGAAACAAGCGTTACAAACAAACTATTTAGCGTTTAATAGTTCTGCTGCTGGAGACACTGATACTTTTGCTCAACAATATCTTCCTGAATTGTATGAAGCAGAGATCGAAAGATACGGAAACCGTACGTTACAAGGTTTCTTGAGAATGGTAGGCGCTGAAATGCCAATGCAATCTGATCAAGTAATTTGGTCTGAGCAAAATAGACTACATATTGCTTATGACGGTTGTACTGCTAAACAAGGCGGCAACAACACCACTATTAGAGTACCATTAGAAACTGGTAAAGAGTGTATGATTAGGGTAGGTTCTACAATTGTAGTTTCTGAAGGATTAGTAACTTTAAAAGCTAGAGTAACTGCTGTAGCTGCTAGAGGTGCTAATACTCACTCTGATATTACAGTTGCTACTTACAAAGTTGCTGATTTGAACGCTGGTGGTTTAGCTGGTGCTACTGGTAAATGTAAAGTGTTTGTTTACGGTTCTGAATTTAAAAAAGGAACTGAAGGTATGGAAGCTGCTCAATCAAGTGCAGCTGGTCAAGCTAACGTTACTACAATAACACCTGATTTTACTCAGTTTTCAAACAAGCCAATTATAATCAAAGACTTTTACGAAGTAAGTGGTTCTGATACTGCTCAAATTGGTTGGGTTGAAGTTGCTACTGAAGCTGGACAATCTGGGTACTTATGGTACTTAAAAGCTGAGTCTGAAACTAGATTACGTTTTGAAGATTATCTTGAAATGTCAATGGTTGAAGCTGAGAAAAAAGGTGATAATGGTGGAACTGCTGCCGGAATAGACGGTTCTGAAGGTTTATTTGCTGCTATTGAAGATAGAGGTAATGTATATAATGACTTTGCTGGTGCTGCTGCTCCTGGAGCTGGTGCATTAGGAGATTTTGACACTATACTTAAGCAATTAGACACTCAAGGTGCTATTGAAGAAAACATGTTATTCTTATCAAGAAGAACTGCTTTAGATTTTGATGATATGATTGCTGC